ATCGATATGTACGTAACACTGGCAACCATAGCACTGACTATCCTTATCCAGTAAAAACCTTGGTTCGCTCATGCAATTCCTCCTTAAACATCGATTTAGTTAATATAGCTTGCTTAAAATGCGCTCGTTGCGAGTCTTATGCCAACCCCACATATCGCCTGTTTTAATTTCCTTTATCCATTTATCCCAGTTTGCCGGAATAAACTCTGTCCACTCCAAATCAGGAAGGGTGATACTTAAATCGTCCCTCGCCTTATCATCTACATTAAGTGCCGGTTTCCACAGGTTGATAAAATATATCTCATAGAGGTTCATATCCGCTTCGGTCGTCAATTCTGTATATTCAATCCGGGTAACATTATGTATATCTATCGCCCGGTGCATCGGCTTAGCAAGCATATGCCCTCTAATCCGAGACTGCAACGGCTGCTTAGTCCTACCCAAATACGCTATGCAATCGCCGTAATAAATCCGGTATAATATAAATCCTTTAGGACTTGCCATTTGTGCTCCTTCTCTTTATTTGTTAATTAATCAACCAATCTTTTCCCTATCTCGTATACCACCGATACTGTAACTTGATTTCCGGCTTGCTTATATAGCTGGCTGTCAGAGTTAACCAGTTGCGCTCGATCAAAATAGATATCTTCCCATGCCTGGAGCCGGAAGCATTCACGGGGTGTTAATTTGCGCATTCTGACTTCGTTTGGTAAAACATTGTTTTCTTTGGGTTCCTGCATGATTCCAAAACTTCCACAATGAGTTGTCGATGTGTTTCCGTTGCTTGTCAGGGTGCCACATATTCCATCTTTTCTCAGTTTTTTGTTGTATAAATCGTATACTGCTACTCCGTGACGATCTTGGCTTGTTAGCGTGAACATTGGCTCTCCGTCCTCTTTAAATCGTCTGCCGTTTTGACGCTTGTTCGCTCTGCCTGGTGTGAGTACTGGAATTGCCACCTTGTTTCCCTCGCCCTTGTTTGTTGTTAATGTGGGACTTAAGCCTTTCGGATCAAATACATTGCCATTCATCCCTTTTCCAGATGGGTTAACGTTGCCCACGATCGCTATTTTAGGTTCGTGGTTACCCCCGTTACCGATCCCGTTTAAACAAGGACTAATACCGTCAGTACTATAGATTCTACCGTTTTGTTCATGTCCAAATTGATCGCTTTTAGCAATTACTGCAACACTATTTTCGCTTGTTGTTCCGCCGATAGGAAATACTTTTCCGGTACCTCGTCCTCTAAGATGTCCAATAGTGAACACCCTTTCCCGGTTCTGGGGGACTTCGAAATCTTTTGAGTTGAGAAGCTGGTACTCGACATCGTACCCAAGTGATTCCATTTCAGTTTGGACGCAGGCAAAATCCCATCCGTTATTAGACGACAGCATTCCCTTAACATTTTCATAGATAAGGTATTGGGGTCTATCTTCTTCCAGGAGTTCGCCAACAAGTCTAAACACTTCGCGGACAAGTCCGCTTCTGTCGCCATTAAGTCCCCGTCTTGCCCCGGCAATGGAGAAGTCTTGACAGGGTGCTCCGAATAACCACATGTCTGCTCTGGGCATGTTTCTGGCTTCCACTGCTCTAATGTCATTTGCGTACCATTCGCCATTTCTGTATTCATCCTTCAATATCTCCTTCTGCCTCTCTTTTAGGTTCCGGTTGCCGTCCTTTTTGAGCGGTGCCGGTATGCTCTCTATGTATTTAAGCTGCTCTCGTGTTGCAAGGTGCATTATGGTGTAGCTCATGACTGCATATTTATCAAATTCACAAAATCCTACGCATTTATGCCCTGCTAATTCCATCCCATGCCGGAAGCCTCCGCAACCGGCAAATAAATCTATAAATGTTTTCATAATTTAAGGAGCCGGATATCCGTTACGGTGGCCACCGCCCCGCTCCTTTCTACGTGTTTAACCTGTTCGTAAATTCCGAACAACTAACTTATTAAATGTGCATTTACTTAATTGCTTTGCTCCTTGTCGTGTATATTTCCGATGATCTCAAAAGTATTTATGTATTTTGGGTCGATCCCGCCTTCCCCATAATCTTTGCTATCAAAGTACCACCCATAGTTCGCGCTATCTAAGTTTTCTATCACATCGTGATCTTCGTTCGTTTCAGGGCATGAGTTGTATTTCAGTGCATCTATTTCAATATCCGCGTAGCAACCGTATTCAACTTCCGGATCACCATATTTTTTGCGGTATTCTATGCTCCCGCGCAATACATCCCCCTCAAATATCAACTTTCCGTTTTTATCCTTTAGCCCTGCGCATTGTCCGATAGTCTCTGGATCAACCTTTTCAAAATGCCGCGCCTGCATCCCGAAGTCGTTTTCCATGTAGTTCCCTATCTCTAAAATTGCATCCACAGTCCCTACATCTGGTTTAGATGTATAAGGCAATCCAATAATCCAGTTACCGTTGTCCTCCCGTTTACCTCTAAACAAATATCTATCTTGCATTATTTAACCCTCCTTCATGCGTGTCATATCCACACCTTTTACAGTATCCAGCCATTTCAATATCATAAGACCAGTATCCGGTTTTATGCTCGTAAATCTCCCACTTGTGACCGAATATTCGGCATAGTAACTTTTTGATTGTTTTCATGCTCCTGGCAACCCTGATTTTATCTTTTAGGTTTTCGTTGCTGTTTTCGCCAGGATTCCCGCAGCGGTTACAGTTCCAGTATTTCCGGTCATACACTCCTTCGCGCACGTTTTCTATGAGTTTTTCCGATGTCCCTAATAATTCCATGATCTTTTCCGCTTTCAATTTGTCTCCTCCTTCACTAAAGTTCTACCCGTCCTGTTTTCTTCGGATGTTTTTCTATCAGCCAATTAGCCCATCCCTCAAGTTCTTCTTCCGAAAATTTCCCTTCGTTTGCAGTCTTTTGGCTTATCTTATCCACCATCATAGCCAGCGCAAATCCTTGGACGGTCGGCATTTGGAAATATGCATCAGTTTCCTTGTTTTTTGCTTTTTTCAAAAGCATGTCATGGGTTTTTTGGTATGATTTTGAAAGAAGGATAACCATATTTTCCAGCCAATTAATATACTTTTCGGCTCCCTCTTGTCTCTGCTCCGCATCTTCTATCCATTTATCCAGCACCCAGACAGCCCTCAATAGCTCATCGTGCGTCATGTCAGCTCTTTCTTCTCTGCTTGGCATCGTGTCTGCCTCCTCCTTCACTAAAGTTCTATTTTTTTATTCATAACGATTGCCATTCAAGCACCTTATCGTAGGGTATCTTTTTACCCGCAGCTGTGTACCACTCATCGGTAATCGTCTGGAAATATCCTTCGTTTACACTTCCATCAACAAGTTTTACCAGGACATTTTCAGAGCACGCATGGAAATGTGGACCCTTAAGCGGTAAATCTTCTGATACTTTAATCCATTCGTCCATAATCTACCTTCCTTTGCTTAATTAATAAACCAATCTAATTTTCGCCGTCTGATGTACCAGCAAAAATACTCATAACTACTAAATATTCCAAAGTAAAATTCCAAGTAATCATATACCGCACGACGACTCCACCCTCTAAATAGGAGATCTTGTATAAGGCTATAATATGGATCAAATATACTAACTCTTTTGTTGCCCATCTTTCCAAATCCTTTCTATTTCCAGTTGTAAATTCACCACTTCCTGTTTAACAAACGAGCCATTCCCATGTCGTTCACACAGATCATAGCAATCTTTTTCTAAGTCCGACCAGAACGCGTCCTCATCGGTCGGAACTGCATTTTTGCGGAGAAGTTTCCACAAGTCAGTGTATATCGCATAGTATTTTTTTAATTCATTTTCTTTCATAATTCACCGCCCTGATACTATGTTCGCATTTAAAGCAGCACTCTTCACCGAACCGTCCGTCATAATGGCTACAACTGCTACAATTCTTGCCGGATATTTTAATAACTAAATTTCTGATCGCTCTATATAATTCATACTTCACAAAACCACCGCCTAATTAAATGGGATTTCCAAATTCTCAACATCTACAAAGCCATCTGATTTATCCCATCCAAGTTGTTTATTAACATCATCTTGTATGCCATATATCCTCTTTGATCTTTCGTCATAATCAAGAACATACCCTGCTGTATTAATCTTCCCGAACAATCTGTTTTTAGAGACTCGCAGTCTTCGCTGACTTGACGACAACTCACTATCTTTGCCATAGCTGATAGTTACTGTAGCCAAATTGGTTATATCTCCAGCACCAGATACCTCATCATTTTCATTTGTGGAAAAATTGTTTTTTCTTTTATGTGCTACCAGTAGGATCAAAACATCATATCGCAAAGCAATTCTCGCCAACTTTTTCATAAAAATGCTTTGCTTTTCATACTTGTCAGCATAATGTGTTACATCTAGATCAATCGCTGTCATAAGGTTATCAATTAAAATCACTCTAACTCCATACTGCATAATGACATCCGTTGCAGTCTTTATAATATCCTCTTTTTCATCAGCTTCAACGATCCGGTTATCGTACATAAAAGCCTTACCACGGTACCATTCCCCTATCAGCTGCTTATTAGTTTTAGATATGGATCTGTATTTGTCACCAAACTTATTATCCTGCTCTATCACATGTGCGGGACCGGCTATCTGGAAGTCCATCCAAGCCTTAAACTGATAGTTCGGCAGCTCCCCGCTATAAGCAAATGTTTTATGACCGGCATCAATAGCAATGGCAAGTATCTGACTTGCAAGAGTACTTTTACCTTCCCCCGGCTTTCCTGATACGAGCACCACGCCACCAAATGGTAATCCACCATACAATAGGCGATCAACTTGGTAGATGGAGCTACTTAGCTTTTCCAGTTTGTAAATATCCACATTTTCAACGTCCGCAAGCTCTACTACTCTGTTAACCGGAATTGGAATAGCTTTTTCCACAGCTTGTCTAACAGCAGAGGCTCCATGGTTCACCAAGAGCTCATTCGCATCCTTGCAACCTTGATAGTCCTCTTCACGCACATGCTTAATCAGATTCGGGAACCTCTTCTGAATATCATCAAGCAGCGTCATTTTCCCGTTTTCCATATCACCAAAGACAATTATCTCTTCAAACTGCCGCACCCAATCCCAGCAATACGGAACCCATGTAAAACCCTTTGCCCCGGTTGGTACTGATATGGCATTTGTAAAGCCACCCTCAACAACGCTCAAACTGTCTATCTGCCCCTCTGTTATAACAAGGGTGGAAATATTTGCATCGCACTGTTTCATCCCGAATAGGATAGGTTTACAGCCTTCTTCGCACCATTCTTTGTTTTTATCCTTGTCTTTATCAAAGTCTGTTTTTCTATATTTGACAAATTGCAGGAATCCACGATCATCGTAAAACGGAAACACTAATACGTTGTCATCATCATTCCTGACTGTGATTTCATATCTTTCAGCAACCGCCTGTGATATTCCACGGCTTTCAAGATATCTTACTGCCGGTTCTTTAGGCTTCACGGGTTCAGCTGGTGTTTTAAGCTTTTTGAACTGTCTTCTCGGCTGATAATACTCGTCAATCTGTACTCCAAGGCTGAAATCAAAGTCCCTTGAAAGAGTAAGCATATTGCCGGTGGCCGAACAACTTGAGCGCAAGCATTTGTATTGTCCTGTTTTCAGATTAATGGAAAACGTATCTTTATCTCTACGATCTCCACCATTGCAGTAAGGACAGAACCCGGTAAATCTTAATTCATCACCGTGCAGCTTAACCCTTGCACGTATATGCCGGGCGAAATCATGAGCATCACGCTCCCGGAACTCATACACTACAACACACCCGCTTTCTGCAGATACTTAATCTGCTCTTCATTAGCATTTCCAAGATCAATAGACTGACCTTTGATGATTCCACGCTGTTCAAAATTTGCTCTTACATTTGCTTCCAAGGCTGAAAAACGATCATCCGATTCTGGTGATTTCTCTTCGCTGTTATTTGTCTCATAATTGCAATCCAAATAATCAACATAACCGGAATTAAAGAATGTACTTCCGTGTTTCCAGTATTTCTTTTCCTCCCCCCGCTGCTCTCTAGCGTATCTTTCAATACACCTCTGGAGCTCATCATAACCAATCTTAAATAATTTCGTCTTTTGGGCTTTAGAAACTGATCCTTTACCCTTCTTAATCGGATACAACTTCCAGATTGATTCAAAGAATAATTCGACATCATTAGTTGTCGGCGATGCTAAATCGCCAATAGTCTTTTTATTCTCTTCTCTTGTCTTGTCTTCTCTTCTCTGTGTATTACTGTCTACATTTGGAGGGTTATTGCATACATTAACCGAGTTACTGACTACATTAACCTTATTTTTGCCTACACTTACCAAGAGGTACTCTTTTTTCATCTGAACATCTTCACGCCTGGACACGGCTCTTAAATATCTCTTCTGCACCCCGGAGGACGTAAGTATATTAAGACTATCGAAAAGTTCTTTTGAAAAAATGTTCCTCTTGACACAAGCTGAAACTATTTCTTGTATTAAGTTGACGCTGCCACCATTCAAACCATTCTCTGACGCAAATAGAAGCAGCTGTTCCTCATTCCATTCACAATAGTAGCCATGTTCTCCATATATTTTTTGGAGTAATTTAACGACTATTGCAAACCCTTTAAGTCCAAATTCAGCTTGTATCAATCTCATTTTGGTATCGAGCAGGCAATCCAATTCAAAGTAATCAAGTCCTTCTTTAATTGGTCTTGCCATATTCTTTTATACCTCAATTCCTAAAAGTTCTAAAACCTTTTGCCCCTGCTCTTTATTGGAACAGAAAACAAATTCACAATCATACTTTTTCTGCATGGTATTACATGCCTTTGCCAATGTTGCACCAGTTGTCGCTGCCGGATACTTTCTTATTTTTCTGTATTTAGGCCGGCCATTTCCCCAAAACCCAATCACCTCATTGGAATTTTTCAAAATATCAAGGCGTGGGTTGTGCCACTTATGCAGGTCATCTATGCAAGTTATTCCATCCGCATTAGCAACAAGTATGTATAGCTTAATATTATTATTATTCGCCAATATACACTCATCACGAAAACGGGCATGTTGCTTGCCACATATATTCCCTACAAGCTCCTGAATTGAGGCCTTCGTATCCACTGACACTTTATAACTTCCAAGAAAATCAATCTTCTTTAACTCCTGCTTACGATCTCCTTTTCGCCTTATCACATCTATGACTAGATCGTTAGCAACTATGTAATCACCAACCGGAAGTGGCGCTCTTATCACTTCAATCCCTTCGTTTTTAAAGTAAGTCTGTTTTTCAACATGCTCCCCCTCTTTATTCCCTTTATCCTCCAGCAATATCATCAATATCACCTACCCTCCGGTTATAATGCCGCTCACCATCAAGAAAATCTTCCGTTTTGCGCTGTTCATTCACCAGTGATTTCAATCCATCAATGAACTGTTTGTTCTTGGAAACAAATTTAGAAACCTTCTCCAATCTTGTAACTTTGTCCTTAAGATGCCTTCGCTCCACACGCTCCCTGTGGATTCTTGTAGCAATTTTATTTCTTTCGTCATAATTATCCGCAAATTCCAAGTCATGGAGCTGATCCTGTTGCCGCTTATCATGTTTCCAAACTTCCTGTACCTCGGTTTCATAATCCGATTTGCACTTCTGCAGGAAGTCAATAAATCCTTGGATAACAGTTGAGTAGTCTATTTCTTCATTCTTAGCCACTACATCACCGCCTTACGAAAACGGAAGTTCTTCATCAATACCATCCGGAATATTCATGAATCCATCACTTCCCGGCTGCTGCTGATTTCCCGCTGCAGCATTGTTTTCAGAAGATTTCTTGCTTTCTGCAAATTCTTGTTCTTCAATAACAACTTCGGTTGTATAAACCTTCACACCATCTTTATTCGTATAACTTCCGGTCTGGATTCTTCCGCTGACCGTAATCCGCATACCTTGACGGAAGTATTTTTCGGCAATTTCTGCCAATTTTCCAAATACCAAGCAGTTAATGAAGTCTGCGGTCGGCTCTCCATCACGCTTGAATCTTCTGTCTACCGCAAGTACGAATCTTGCTATTGCTAAGGGTTTTTCGCCCTGTGAATATCTAACATCGGGATCTCTTGTTAGGCGTCCCATTAATACTACTTTGTTCATAATTCATTCCTCCTTTTTTATGTACGGAACATGATATTTTGGTTTATTCACCGCCTTATCGTCAATAAATACATCTGCCCCTATCTTCCTACAATCATTTCCATAAAACGCTATCATTTCCGGAAGGTTCTCATTTATTGCATCAAACCCTAGTCCGAAGTCTGAACACCAGTCAATCGCTGTCTGAAGCCTATCTCCCTCTCGGCACGTCCAGAGAATTATCTTATTGCCCTGTTCGCGCCTTTTAATTAAATGATTTATCAACTTCATATTGGGATTCCCAATGCCAGGCCATACGCTTTCACATAAGGTGCCGTCAAAATCAACGGCATAAATTGTATATTTTCTACTCATAGGTCACCCCTTGTTAATCACAAAACGGTTCTTTCACATAGTATCTGTATTTATTATCTCCAATTTTAGTTAACGTATAATAGCCTGCAAAGTACGTTCCGGCCGAACCCTTTTCGGCAGCCCACTCTTGATAGGTTAACTTCTTAGGTCTTAAAAATTGAGTGCAGAAATGCTTCACCCAAGTTTCACTCTGCTCTTCAACTTCTATTTCATATTCGTACTCACTGTCTGCATATGGTTTTGCCTGACCACATTTTGTTTGATTTACTGTTACTTTGTACATGATTGTTCTCCTTTGATTTTAAAATGGTAATCCTATCTCTATTTCAAGCCCCTTTTTTGCGGTATATACAGGGCAATTCACGACTTTTTCTGCTTCTTCCCGAAATTGACTGGGATCGGCATTATGCTCACTCAAATGAGTTAATACTAAGTTCCTAAGATTTGCTGATTGATTAACCTTCAAAAAATCCAGTGTAGTATCCAAGGCCATATGCCCGGTCAGTACATGATTCCTCTTTGGAGAATCTTGATCAGTTTGATTAAGCAGCTCCTTGGAATAGTTTGCTTCGATCAGAATATGGTTAAGGTCTTTAAAACGGTATTTTACGTATTCGGTATCTGTTACGAATAGCAACTTCCCCATTTCTTTATGCTTAATCAGAAAACCAAAGCATGGAACACTATGAATCAACTCAAATGTCTGAATAAAGAACCTTCCAAGCCAAACTCCATCTGCATAATCAATTTCAGTATTAAAAGGTTGATATATTGGAATCCCGGTGTTTGCGTAATCCTTTATGCAGCCCAGATGATCTCCATGTTCGTGTGAGACAATCAAACCGACAATTTTTTTAACATTGAAATCCAATGCAATTTTGACTTCTTTGAACGATACACCAGCCTCGATTATCAATGCCTCGCTCTCATTTTCCAGTATGTAACAGTTTCCTGAACTGCCCGATCCCAAACACTTCATTTTCATATCATCACCTATTGGAAGCAATCAGGTACTTCTTCTGCTGCTGCAGATTGTTCCGGTTCCTGTGCTTCCGTGTATTCGCCATCAATAACGTCAGGTTCGTCAAAATCCTCGGAATTTGCATTTGACTTAATATCATACTGAGCATCAATAGCGGTAATATCATCACCTGAACGTTCTTCGGCATTCTCAAAGGCCTCCTGTGCAAAGACATCACCATACTGCTGTACGATCTGCTTACAAGCCCTTGATGTTACGGTTTTCTTAGCCATCATATCTGTAAAGTCTGAATGCGTTCCAGATCCTTTCTTATAGCCAAACCCTTTCTTCCATGCTGTCTCGATCTGCTTAATATTCATAACTTCCATATATGTATTCCCATCAGATAATTCAATGATGCAATACGCTCCAACTACTTTAGCTAAATCAATATTACGGAAATCCTGTTTGTGCTTATCAAGAATCTTCCGGCCGTTTTCAATATGATAGGAAAACTCATCATCTTCATAAATAACTTCTGATATGATATTTTTAGCCCCATATCTATGAGCCATGGTCTTGTGACCATGATATGAAACCATGCACTGCAATTTTCCACCATAAGGAACGAAATAGCACTGCTTTTTCTGTGCTGAAAGCCCCATTGTAACCATATCCAACAACGAATTTGCAATACTGCTTTGGCTGCATGTTTCCAATACATATTTATTACTCTTATCTTTCGTTTCTTTAAGGATTAAATATGCTCCATTCAAAGCATTTGTTGGATTGTAATCAGGTGGAAAAGTTAATCCATACTCTTCTTTAGTTTTTAATTGTGCCGCCAGACCATCTATAAACGCATTGTTAACAAGCAATCCTGCTTGCTGTTTTCCTGTTTCGGCCACTTCTTGTTTTTTATCTGCCATTTTGCCGCCCCCCTATAATTTATTTAAAATGCTGTCAAGCAAGTGATCTAAGGCTTTTTCCATGTCACTGTCTGAAATCTTTTGAGCCATTTCTTCGTCTGACATCCTTGAGTTTTTAATAATCTTATTCAGTAACTTTTCCGTTTCTTCCTTTCCAATCCGTTCTTCGAATATTTCGCGAAACTCCTTAATGATACACGTAAGTTCGGACGCTATAACTTGTCCTGTCCCCTCAAAACCTGTAAAACCCCTATCACATTTAATCATTTTCCCTATCCTCTACCTTTCCTACAATTGCTTTAATATTTTCAGTTCCATATACTTTAATCCACTCTCCATCAATAGGCTCGTCCACCACAATCCCATGCTTACCGCCGTCCAGTTCAACTTTGTCACCCGGGGACAATTCCACTGTGGTTTTGT